TTATCAAATGATTGGAATCCAATCAAGACTTTTTTTAAAAAAATTACGATTGTGAAGAAATCGCATAGTTATTCAGAATTGTCCACGTTTCCATTAACCAAGTGTGGTGATTTGGAAATGCGGCCCACAATTGATCTTCGGCAAATTTTTTACTAAATTCAAACTTGTTTAATTCTGTTACCGGTGAATCGACATGGTCGAATATTTTTGTCTGCATACTCGCAGGAAGAATAGAATCTACCAATTGCATCAAATCATAATTTCGTTTCAACAAACTTTGATTTTCTTCTTTAAGAAAATTTTTATACAATGGCATTTCTTTTTTCTTTTCTTCGGAAATTTTTAGTAAATCATCAACTGATAATTTTGCTTCTGTTGATAATTCAGGAAATGCAGTTTTTAGTTTTTTCTCACCGACACCTTTCATTCCCTCTATATTATCACCCCGGTCTCCATCTATTGTTCTGTACAATAAAAAGTTATTAGGATGTATTCCGTATTCAAGTGATACTTTTTCGGGAGTGTAAACCGTTCTTTTAGTAGGACTATAAACCGTTACGTCTTCGTCTACAAGTTGGAGGAAATCCTTATCGGTACTCATTATAGTACACTGTTTGCCAAGTCCACTAAAATAAGAACGAGCAAGTAATGCTATAACGTCATCTGCTTCTACATTATCCATGCATATAGTAGTAACAGGAAGCATATTCAAGTATTGTATCAATTTAACTATCTGAAACTTCATTGAACTTGATTCTTCGGTTTGATCCAAGTCTAAACTCAATGCACGATTTACCCGAAACCGAACATTCTTTTTCATTTTATAGTCGGAAAAAATTTTGCGTCTTCTTGCACTTCCACCCTTTCCATCAAATATAACAATACATCGTGTGGGTTTACGTAAACGAATTGCGTGTCCTATGCTTTTGAGGAAACCAGTGTAACCACCTATGTGATCACCATTGTCGTTAGTGGTTGGATACATACTCCAAACACGCATAAATGTATTCATACCATCAATTAAAAGGGTATCAGAATTTATATTCCGGTCTACATCCAGTTCTTCTTTTTGTTCCTGAGAGAATTCTTGAAATAAACTAAATATCTTTTTTTTATCACTCATTTGAAACAGATGCTAATTCTGCGTCTTCGATTTCTGCATTATCCGTGAATTCAACATCTTCATCTACTACACTGTTTGCTGATTCATATTCCATTATGATGTTATCGCATATATGTTGATATAACTCTTTTTTGAGATTTTCATCCTTTAGCATTTCTGGAAATTCTTTTGCCATAAACTTATAGTCTTTTCCGTTGGAATCTGTAAATGAATAATACGCACCACCTTGTTTTAAAACTTTGTATGTTTTCAATGTTGTTATCCAACTTCCGACATCATCAACACCACGATTAAAATAAATTTCAAACGATGCTTTTCGTTGTGGAGGACCCATTCTATTTTTTACAATAGTTGCTTCACACTTTCCACCGATAACTTCTGTGGTTGCACCCTTTTTAATTTGCCCCATACTTTTCAGACGAATACGAACACTTGCGTGAAACGCAATTGCTTTTCCACCACTCGTTGTCCACGGATCACCAAACATAACTCCCATCTTTTGACGAAGTTGGTTTGTGAATACAAGTGCAATTTTTTGTCTACCAATTGTGGAAGTCAACTTACGCATTGCTTTACTAATTAAAATTGCCTTGGTAGTTGCGTAACCATCTTTTGCATAATCTGCCGCCATTTCAATTTTAGTTGAAGCTGCTGATACACTATCTGTTACAATTGTTACAAGTTTATCTTTATTTGATTTGCGTACCGTTGCTATAATATTGTCAATCGTTGCAAAAATATCTTCAACCGTATCAACATGAACATACAATAACTTTTCGGTATCAACACCAATTGCTTTTAGATACTCAATGGATACACTTGTCTCGGTATCAATTAATACCGCAACACCCCCTTTCTTTTGAGTTTCTGCGAGAATGTGACCAGATACTAAACTTTTTCCACTTTGTTCAAGTCCAGTTAGTTCTGTGATTCGTCCTGTTGGAATTCCTCCGTTTGGACGATTTGAAATGGCAAGATCAAGAAGACTACTACCAGTTGAAATCCAATCAGATATAAGTGACGGATCATCACCTTCACTTAAAAAGAAGGCAACTTTACCTTCGTCTTTATATGCAGTATTTAAACTATCTGCAAGTACACTTGCCAAATCATCGGACTTGCTTGTTGCTTTTACTTCTTTTTTCTTTGCCATATTTAATAATTTCTATTTTGTGAACTTGTGTGGTGAGGGGATTGCCCTCACCACACTTATAGTTCTTTTTACTTCTTTAAGACTTAAACAACTCTTCAAAGGCAGCCTCAACATCTTCTGTGGAAGTTGCATTTGGTTTGCTTTGTGTAGAAGTTGCACTTGCAACTTCAGGTTGCTTTACCTCTTTTTGTGTTGACTCAACAACAACATCATCACTCGAACCAACCGATTCAGCAGGAGGAGCATCTTCTTCTGATTCCCCACTTACCCACTTTTCGAGTGCTTCTTTTAAATCATCGTAACCAAGTTCTTGGTATATTTCGGTAATTTCTGCTTGATTATTTGCAACTGAATCAACGATGTTTTTGTTATCGGATACAGGTGATGTGTTGGGTTTAACACGAATGTTTGTCTTTGGAAATGAACGACCAGCCTCTTCAGCAGAAAGAAATTCAATTGTAATGTCTCTTCCGTTGGTTGGGTCTGTAATGTCTCCATAATCGGGATCTGCGATGACACCTAGTAGTTCTTGGTAAACTTCTTTACCAAATCCCCAAAAACGAACTCCTTCTGCTTCTTCACCACGAACGATGACTGGAACAAAAGTTCTCATTTTTGGCATAAGGGAACGTCCCATGCGATAATCATCTTTATCTCCACTACGAGTCAACTTTTCTGCGAACTCTACGATTGGGTCAGGACGACCAAATGACTTGGGAGAAAGATAAGTCCGATTGTTGATACCATAATGAAAATATAGTTCAATAAACGGATTATCGGGTTGGTGCATATAAGGCACGATACGTACTTGTTGTTTACCCGGTTGGGGTTTCCATTGATAGTTCTTACGGTTATTACTCTGAGAGAGATTGGTAAGTTTTGCTTTGATTTTGTCTAGGTCAATTGCCATTTTTTATTCCTTAGTTTTTATTGTTTTTATTGTTTAATAATATTCTTAATATAATACTATCCACACCGACATTAGTCAATAAGAATTATATTTATTAAGAATTTTTTCCGTGATTTTCAACGAAATCGTAAAATTCAGCTGCAGTTGCTAAAACATCCTGCGTAGTTGGAAGTGGTGGAATTTCGTATGGAAGTTTGTCAAATGTAGCATTATCTTTTGCTTCATTGTTTTCCATGTGCCAAGAGTCCCAAACCATCTCTTTTGCGTTTTTTAGAACTTCCAATCGAATGCCGTGGGCATTTAGATTTAAATCTTTATTACTCATTTTTTAATTGTTAATTGTTAATTTTTAATGTGGTGTGAACATATATAATATTCACATATATAAATATATCATAACTCAATTTTATACCAACTTCAAGAAAAATAATTAATTATTTTTTGCTCATTCTTTCGTTACAAATTCGCACGGCATCTGCATTAATGTCACATCCTACATAATTGCGATTTAAGGAGTGAGCAACTGCGAATGTCGTGCCACTTCCACAATAAAAATCAGCAACCAAATCATCTTCATTACTACTTGCTTTAATGATTCTTTCTAAAATCTTTGGGTGTTTTTCACTATAATAGTTAGTTACCTTCTTTACCTTCAAACCTGACGGAATGTCATCCCAAACGTTTGTTGGAATCGTTCCAACTTTTAGTTTTTCTTCAGTAATGTTTGGACGATCTTGCTTTTTACTAATTACAGATTTGTATGGAACTCGTATTTCGTGATCATTAAACACAAACTCATCTGATTTAGTATATACTATAATATAATCGTGTTTTTTTGCGAACTCTCGTTTTCCTCTACCACCTATATTAAACTTAACTACAATTTGATTTCTAAAGTATTCGTAACCAAATATGCTATCCATCAAAATACGAATCCAGTGTACAATTCTTAAATCCATTTGCAAATAAATTGTACCAGAACTTTTAAGCACTCGTTTCATTTCATACAAACGAGGA